GACTACACTATCACCTTTTTCTACGGATTTAGATTCTTTAATTGCAGCTGGCTCAGAAGAATTTACAGGTTGTTTTGTTTCTTGTGGAACAGGCTGCTCTATAGGTGCATTTTCAGCTTGTGGGTAGGCCCCTTGAAATCTTGCGTTTTCTTCTAAAGCAACTCCTGGCTTACCCTTAAGAGTGTTTTTTACTTTTTTAGCTAGATTCTTAAACTCAGGATCATTCAATCCCTTACCATTAGCTTGAAGTTGATCACTAATCATGCTGAGAAATTTAAGTTGTTGCTGCTTCTCAGGATCTAAGGATGCGACATCCACACCACCTAACAACTGCTCAAATATTGGTGCCGGTTGGGTTTGTAGTTGTTGGGGTTGCGCTGAAGCCGCTTGTGCGATTTGGCCGGATGCCGCAGGTTGCATGGCATTATCTACTGGCTGTTGCGCTTGTTGTGCTATCTGCTGACCCATGTTAGGGCCTGGCTGTAGTGGGCCCGGCGATGTAGTTGGCTGAGGTGCTTGCGGTGCTGGCCCTTGGGGCATCGCTGGCGCTTGGGGTGCACCGGGCTGAGGAGCTGTTCCACCTTGTCCAAATGTCTGACCAAGACCCTTGAGCATACCACCATAGTTTTTATACATGTTGTAAGCACCCAAAGCTGTTGCTCCAACACCCAAAGCCCCACCTAAGAATTTATCACGTGTTTCTTTTCGCTCCTCTTTGGTCGTAATCCCAGACGCTTTCAAATATTTTTCCTGTGCTGATAGCTGATCGTCGACCTTCTTTTGATTGGTAGGCTTCATCTTGTTTCCAAGAAATTTCAGAATATCCTCATCACTGTAACCTTGTTGCTTTGCGCTGGAGATACCTGGAGCAGCAGATTTAAACTTGCTTGCAACATATTTTAGTACCTGCGCAGCAGTATAACCCATTGTCAGTGCTTGTTGGATCATCGGAATCATTTTGTACCTGTCCAAAATTCTCTAAATAAAGCTCCCATACCAGGAATAGGAGGGGATTTAACAACGTTCCATTGCTGTTCCTGAATAGCGTCAGGTACAAAACGACCTTCCTCCATCAATTCAGAAAGTGCTTTGCTTACATCAGTCCATGCGTATTTTTTATCTTGATTTAAAACACCGCGCAACGCAACCAAATTAGTTTGGGGATTTTTTTCTAATATATTGGCAACATTATCTTTAAATGTGACGAATGCATTAGGATCTAATGCTGACTCTTCTCCAGGGAAACGAAGGTATTCATCAGAAAAAAGCATATCTACTTTCTTTTTCTGAGGATTAGAAGAGAATTTATTATACATCATACTCTCTTCTTTGGATGGTGGGTACATAGCCAATTCTGTATCTTCCATTCCCAAACCAACATCATTGGATAAAATAGCTCTGGCCTCATTTTCAAGTCCCAAATCTTTAAGCTTTTTCAAATTTGGCTGTAAATCTTTAATAACATTCTCTTTGCTCTTATAAGTTCCCATAGTCTGACGATACATTTTTTCTGCAAATCCTGGCAGATCGGCTTGTCTAACTAAACCATTGCGAGCATTATCAAATTGGTTGTACTTTGCTCTAGCATATTGGTAGGCATCATTTTCATTTGCTGCATCTTTAGCCTCATTGGCAAATTTCTCAAATACAACACGATCATCTTCTGAAGCATTTTGATTTGCTCTACTAAAACGTGTTAACATTCTTTGGGATTGTTGCTGTTGTTTTTCTTCTCGAGTGTTTCTTTCTTTTTCTATCTGCTGGTTATATTGCATTCTTTGAGCTTGTTCATTCTGAACTAAATTTTGAGCGGCTACAACATCAGCAGGAATCCCTTGTGCCATACTCTGCGCCATATATTGCTGAACTTTTTGCTGCTGTTCCTGGGGAGTCATCAAAGGCATTGGCTCGGGCAATGCTGACATCTTAGGATACGTACCCTCTTTTCCCATAGGAGGCTGAGGATTTCTGGAATAAGCTTCCCCACCAGGTGTTACTTCTTGCTTAGGAGTTTGTGAAGGCTGGCCTGTTGCACCTGGTTGTCCAGGAGTTCCAGCACCTTGTGCGCCTGGTGCTCCAGGTTGATTTTGGTTAAGGTAACTTAATCCTGCTCGTCCTTGTGCTTCTTTCTGCAAAATAGGACCAAGCTCAGCCAGCAGTTGAGAGCCTCCTGGAGTCGTCATAAGCTGAGGACCTATAGTCTTAAGCAAATCAATATAACTAGCATTCTGAGGAAGCTGTGACATAGCATCCTGCAACATTCCACGCTGTACTAGTTGCTGAGGATCAGGATTGTTTTTAGCTACTCCTAAACCTAAAGATTGTCCTATCTGTCCCGCCTGCATTGCTCGGGGCGAAGGGCTGAAAACCTGTACCATTTGTTACCTCTTAAACATTACCGATGATCGGTAAATATTGATTTACATCCATGTTTTGCATACCTGGAAAGCCACCTTTGGCCCAGCTGTCCATGAATCCGCCCAACATAGTTGGCGCTTTTTTCTGGTATCCGAAAGGCTGCGCATTCATGCCTTGACCGGACATCTGACTATACTGGCTCTGTAATGATTGTGCGGCCTGTTGACCTAATCCTGCTTTAAGTTGCGCTAGCATCGCTTGCAGGTTTCCGCCGGCTGAGCTAAGAGACTGACCAAAGCCTGAGCTGGAAAGGCCTCCGCCCATTGCACCCATACCGGCAAATCTTTCAGCAAGTCCTGGTATGGTCTGCTGATTAAATTGGTTCATGTAGGGCTGAGCAAACTGATCCACTGCCTGAGAGGAGGGATCCATCAGCTGCCGTTGATAATTGATAGCTTGGTTATTAGCACCGCCTAAACTCCCTTGTGGGTCTAGCATTTGCATAATCTGGTTTAAGTGCGTTTGCTGTTCTTTACTAAGAGTAGGAACTTGCTCCATCTTATCTTGACCACCAAACACCTTATCATAAAGTGTTGCGCCAGCTGCTATTGCTAAGGGTGCCCATGCCATATTAACCTGCCTTCGAATATTCGATTACTATCGTTGTTGCAGTGAATGCACTGCGATTGGATGTTGTCGTCACTGTAACATTTGTAGAATTAATTTCTAATAGAATACCATCGTTAGGCAATGGGATCGCCTGCAGTGCTACAGGGTCGGTTGCTGCTCCATAGGCCCTTGTAAGACGAAAGTTTGAGTCCCACCCTACTATTCCATGTGCTACACTTTTTGATCCTGCATTTGGTAATGCTCCAAAGTCTACCACCATACGGTATACAACTTTAGTCTCTTGGTTAGCAGTAGATTTGAAATAGAGCTGACCGTTCACTTTCTCTATAGGAACATAAAGGCCGCCCTCTTTACCATTCACCGCCGATGCTATCCGCTGATAGAGATCGTTAATCCTGTTTCGGAATTCCTTTTGATCCTCGGGAAGCTCTATGCTGAAAGGTAACTGACTCTGTAGTGCTGAATTTTCACTTGAGAATGACATTATTTACCGAATATGTTTTTACCACCAGGGCGATACCATATCTTCATGGCGTTTAGTACAAAGTTTTGACGGTGCGTGCTCAATTGAGCCATCTGGCTATCATCATATGTAAGGACTAACGAAAGGTATTGTCCAAAGCACGAAGCAAAGAATCTATGCCACGCATATTGAGCACTAAGAGTGAAATACTGTTGAAGAGTCTGTGCCCAATATCCCCCCTCAGTATATGTGGTAAAGGCTGATGAATCCACACCTATGCTAAAAGTATTTGTCGTAAGGAATGTAATGGTGTACATGTTGCCGTTGAGCTGCGTCATCCCTCCTACCTGCTGTGGAGATATCATATCACCTGTCAATAGCCCGTGATTCTGGGATGTTATCACACATGGATTAGCCTGAGTGGCTCCAGTAATATAACCAGTCTTAGAGTTAGCTGATTCTACGGCCCTATTACCCACATCCACATTACCAATGACCTGATTTCCAGTATCATTGGAGGTCGTATTCATGATCATCTTTACATTTATTGGTGACGGCGATGATGCATCGAAAAGGAAATCTATATATGACGTTTTGATGTTCATGCCATGAACTTCTCTAAGAGGGTTGAAGTCCTTTGTCTGAACATTTAGCCTAGGAAACAAGGCAACTCTGCCACCACCAAAATAAGTGCCTACATTTGTCACACTAAAATTATTTACAGCCTGTTGTGTGTTAGGATCCCATTTGAAAAGGATGATGTTATCAGCATCTTGAACTTGTATTGTGTAGATCTGATCATTCAATGTTGTCGATCCTGCTACTGCTGGTGTTATACCAACAGGAGACGTTGCATAAGCCAAATCAGTGAGGTATATCCATTCGTCATTCGAAAGATTATGGTTGATGATCTCTAGAACTACCGTTGCACCTACTGTGACAGCTGTAACAGACATGCTTTCCTGATCCATAGCATCAATATTGCTGTCTGTCCCTGTCTCGGCATCTGCATATCCGTAAAAATGGCAGAATCCTTGCTGGTTACCGCTTGCAACTAGAGGCATGTTTTCTTGCGCAGGGTCATCCCAAAAGAGTATTTCATTATCCCAGAATACGTCAGACCTATCCCATGTAATGTTTGCAGGGTATTTAAAGGCTCCATAGCAGGTTACATTATTCCTAAAGAATGCAAAAGTATTGTTCCTGTAGTTGTATACAAGCGTCCTATTAGGAAAATACTGCGTTGTGGGTATCTGAAAGTTTGGATAGTCCGGATATGTCCAGTATACCAGCTCTTTCTTGTAGTCTCTGGCTCCGTAAACGCGTATAGGGCCATCGTCAGCGTTTTTGAAACGGTATACCGTGTCAGGGATAGGAATATCAATCCTCTGGACATCGTTTCCACTGCTTCCGACAATCGCTTTATCTCCTACTGCCAAAACTCCATTATCAAAGAGAACTGGGGAAAACGTAGACTCTGAACCAAAATCGCTTGAAATACGCTCCCATATGAATGGGATGCCATATTCACCAATGTATTGCAGCCGCCATGTAGAGTTTTCAAAGAAGACGATAAGAGTGTTTTTGTAGAACGTAGCCGATATGATTTCTTCGTTGACTGGTGCATCAATGAATCCCCCTTTACCATATTGATCCGACCGCCAAGCGTCCGCAGCGACTGGATTTCCTATCTGTGAGAAACGTACTCGGCTGAATAGGTTTTCTACTGACCCAATCGTTGTCCCTTCCCATGTGTTGAAAGCAAGCAGTCTTCCATAATAGGGAAGTAGGACTCTAGCAGAAAAAAGGAATCGTGTGCTATCCACCGCAGGTGCAAAAGTTGTCCAGCTTGACCCCTCAGTATAGCGCATCGGTGAGCCCGCTGTAGGATTGAAGTTGGTTACGAAGAAAAGACGATTGTATGCCTCAGACCCTCTATAATTCGTTCCCCAGAAGAAATCTGCATCATCACCGTCCCATGTAGCAGCTGATAAGGGTGCAAACTCCTGGAAGTTGTTTCCGTCATGGAAATAGCAATACTTCGTATCAAACCAGAAAGTGTTCTCATTATTCTGTGCGGGTATTTCTTGCGTTAATATTCCCATAACAGGCAATCCGGGGGAATATCCAAAGTCAATAAGTGTTGGAAGCCCAGCCCCTGCGGTATGCATTAGAACAACATCGCCAGTGACATAATTGATCGTACCGCTATTACCTGCCGATGATCCTACCAGGAGGCCCGCGCCGTTATCTCTGAAAGAAACACCTCCACCCGTGGCTACCTTAGTCCAGGTTCCTCCAGCTAAAT